GCCCATGCATTAGCCCATGATAGGTAATCGAGATTACCTTTTTTTTCTACTTTGCTTTTTACGTTTATCGCAACCAGCTTTTCAAAATAACTTTTTTCTACGCTCATTTTATTTGATTTTAATTAATAATTGATTTTAACTTTAACTGAAGCTCTGCATATTTATGCAAGGCTTGTTCTCTTTTATTTTTTAAATTCTTAATGTGTTTGTCGTTTTTACGAGTGTTCACTTCAGTTTTAATTTTATTTTCTATAAGCTCTAACTTGTATAAACAGTTAGATATTCCTAATTTAACACAACCAATATTCCACCCACTTTCTTTGAAGTAAGAATACTCAATTGGATTACATTCTTTATAATAAGAACCACCCTTACCCATATTTAAGATTTCAATACGCTCATTAAACTTTTGAATTTTAACGCCCATATTTATTACATTACATCCAGTGGGATGTTCACTTAATATTGTTTTATGTTGATTAAGTGCTTGTGATAAAATATCGTTTAATGTAAACATACTAATCATTTAAAATTCCATTAATAAGATTCTTAAAGTCTGAGTCTCTATCTATTAACTCTTTAGCTTTTTTATAACTGTAGATAATATTAGAGTGTGTCACTGCATGACCATTCTCTTCCATGAATCTTTTTATGTAAGAAACTCTAATTGGTCTCTCCATACATAAATAATAAAGCATCTGCCTTGCATCTATAATATCTCTTCGTCTGTTCTTTGCAAACATTTCATCTAAAGTGATGTGAAACTTTTTAGCTATCGCTGTAGCGTAAACATCAAATATATCTCTCTTCATTTATTTTGTTTTTAATTTGATTAATTCAAACTGCAAGTGATCTATTGCTTTTTGAATATCCTCGTTAGGACTCTCGTGTTTTCTATATGCTCTTAGTATATAAGTACACGCAGTTCCTAAATTATAGTTTAAGTTAAAATTTGTCACTACCTCGATGGCAGTGTAGTTGTTGTCTCCATCGTAATAAGATGGTGTATCAACGGAAACAGTTGTTGTATCGTCTGTACTTGTTTCAGTCCAGTGTTTTCTTAATGCCATTTGTTATAGTTTTGTACCACAAAAACCCCCATGCGTAAACATGGAGGCGATTGCTTGAATCAACTACAATCCAAAAACAAAAATAAACTGTTTATATACCTAAAGGAATGTCTTCCTCTTCTACCTCTGTAAATTCTGTGTATTCAACCTCTGTTGTTGTTTCTTGCTTGTCCTTATTAGGATTAAAGGATAAGAAAAGCTCTCTTAATTCGCTCATGATTTTATTAGATTTTAATTATACTTAGTTTGTAAAGATACTATAAAAAGATAATAACTACACTATGTTTTTGAAAAAAGATATGACACCATACCCAAAAAGATATGATGCCGTACCCAAAAATGCTTGTTATTGCCCATCTATGAATTACTTTTTAACACGAAGTTTATAAATTCTTCCACGTGTGTTTTGTGTGCGTAATCGTGATACGTTTTCATAGCGTGTTCTAACTCCTCTCTATCGGTCTCATCCTCAAAATTATAATACAAGTTGTCCATCCAAGAAGGAATATCATCATTGTATCTGTACTCATGATAAGTCATTTCTTTATGGGTTTTTATGCCATTCTCATCAAACTCAATTATACCTGCAAAATCATCTCCACACTCTTCGTAATCCATGTCAGCTGTCAAGCTGTAATGTATACACATCTGCTCAATCAATGGTATTGGTGGACTCCAAGCACTGTCTCCAGCAATTGTAAGCTCGGTTTCATCATCGCATGGATAATCATCCAAGTCAAATTCCCACCACTTTGTTCCGTAAGTGTAAAACGAATCCTTGTGCCTTTTTTCAAGTATTTCAACAGTGTCTCCAATCTTACCTTTGTCCAGTACAAAGTCTCCAAACTCTGTAAAATAATTGGTTTTGTCATACTCCTTGAACTTGTCTACTACTTTTTTAATCTGTGTAGCTTCTCCATTAAACACTACGTAATTCCAACAATTGTTTGCCATTTTATTTAATTTAAGTTATGTGACTTGTGTCGTGAATAGGGAGGAATCGAACCTCCCAAGCACCATGCTATTCTTTAGTATTTTACTGTTACCTTGTTGTCATCTACAAGGATGTTACCAGTGTCATCCCAATCTTCTCCTCTCCATTCTATACTGCCGTTTAGCTTTGCATCCCAAACTTTAAATACGTACTTAATTACGTACTCTAACCACTTTACGTACTCATAGAACTTTTCGCCACCATCCCACTCTAAATAGTATTTACCATCTTGTTCTGTTATCTCCCACTGCAACCAAATAGATGGCTTTCCGTTTGGCTGATAACCATCCTCATGACGTTCTTGCTGAAACTTTTTGTATGTCTCAATCATGTCCTTTGTAAGTGTCTTGTTGAACTCTAATTGTCCTCTAAAATCTGTAGTGTATCCCATGTCTATTTTATTAAAATTGATATTATTATTAATATGATTAATGCTACGATTGATAGAAATGATGCAATCATGCTGTCGCTGTACTTTCTGTCGGAACGACCTTGTCGTGACCGATACTGTCTTACTTTTTTCTTGGAATTTTTCAAGGTTTTCTTCATAGCTTACTTGTTTTTGATTGCACTACGATTAATAAATCTTACAATTTCATTCAGCTCGTGAATTTCATCACTACCGATTCTTTGACTCCAGTCCAGTATTCCTTTGACTGCATCTCTAACTTCTTTCAAGTCCTTGCGTAGTGACTTTACTGTTTTCTGAGAGTCTAAATAGTCTCCCATTAATTCTGTGACTCTGTTGAAGTCTCTGTCTTTTTGTGTTTCTTGATAACTCATTATAATTGATTTTAATTATGGCATTATTGCCTTGTACCACCAAAAACCCACTCCGTTTTGGAAGTGAGTTTGGTTTTATCAAAGGATCAGAATTATTGTTGTCTAATCGTTTCTGTTTTCTTGTGCATATTCATGCAACTGAGTTGATATCTCTGTCTCTAAAAAGTCATAGTAGAAGGTTATAATATCTTCTCCGTTTAACAGCACTTTAGTGACCTCTAACTCATCTTCTGGAGGCGATTCATAATCTCCATCATCCCAGTAGTAATCGTAGTGGATTTCTAACTCGTATGCAAACGCCTCTGTAATCTCGTAAACTCCTTTTGTCTTCATATCTATTCTCTTTGTTTATGACCTTCTGCTTCTGCAATATGGTCAATGCATTCGTATATCTGTTCGTTTATCCAATCTCCAGTCATTGCACCTTCTAAGACAGTTAATGCATCCTCTTGGCTTATATCATACGTCTGCTGTACATCGTCTATGTGCCATAGGTTTGCAGTAAAGTAACCTTGAGATTCAAGGTATTTTTTTGCTGTATCAATCTTAGATAATCTAAATTCTTCCATGCTTTTTATAGCTGGTTTTTCTGATGGAATGTTTACCACCTTGTCTCCAAATGAATCTTTCATCATTTGATTAAAATCTTGTCTGTTCATAATTATAGTTTGTTTAATTGGTTAATACTATCACTGAAATCTACTCCAGCAATCACATTTGATTTTGGCTCATCGCATCCTTCCATTTCGACCCACTGGTCATGTGTTCTGTAGCCTACACGCACATAAATAATAGACTCTAATGACTCTACATTTGTTCCGTTGATACTGCATACTAATCGCATTTCTTCTTCGGTTGCGATGCTCATGACATCGTCCCATACTTGATTGAATTTTTCATCTGTAATCATAAATTGTAGTTTTAAATAAAGGCTTATTTGCCTTAGATACTGGAGGAGGAATCGAACCTACCTTACAACCATTCCAGTTGGACAGCGTGTGCTATAATTTACTGCTGTAGTTAATAGTTATCCACTCACACAGCTTTGCTTGATTACCTCCGTCTAACTCCATGTAAAGCTTAAAGAAGTTCAATGTACCACCGTATGAATAATTACGCTCGTTTAAACCGACCCATTTCGATGTGATATGGTTACACATACTGGTGTTATCTGCCCACACTTGCTGTATCCAGTCGTGAGGGAAATTGTTAGCAAAATACATGAACTCAGTTATCTGCTCCACCCCACTTTCAATAGGCTTTTCTGCATCACAGAATTCATCATACCAATCTGTCCATAGGTACAGTTCTTGCTCGTATGCATCTGATAAGATAAAGTCATCAGAATACATCCCTTCTTTGCTGTCAAAATTAACGTACTCTTCTTTGTGGTTTGTCTTTAGATATACCAGTAGACTTGATTCGTCTGCAATGGTTTCTCCAGTATGCAAAAGGTATCCTTCATGCATTCCTTTTCCAGTAATAATACACGTTCTTGGTGCTTTGTTTGAATTGCTCATAATTGTAGTTTTTAAGTGATTAATATAATTCTGATTTCTCGATTTGTTTTACCTCTCTTGCTGGTAGTTCACTGGTGTACTCTTCGTATCTATCGAAGGTATTTTGACACTTCTTGTCCCAAGCATTATAGTTCTTTTCGTTACCAGCACTGTCAGCAATGTTACGCTGTCTGTCAGCCTCGTTATGCTGGATTAACCAGTACACTGCCTTGTTCACTCTTGCTTGATGTTTCTTGTTTAATGCTATCATGATTAAATGGTATTTAGGTTAGTTACAAAGTAGCTTAGTGCTACTACATTTTTCTTTACTTGGTCTAATTCGTACAGCTTCTGTGCTGTCTTGATTAACGCACAGTCGATGCGTACATACTTGATTACTGTTTTTGATTCTTTCATTGTAGTTGAATTTAAAGTTAAGACGCTTCACAGCGTTTCGTCCTATATGGACTCATCAGTTAACTATCTTACCACTGGTTTTTATAGAAGGTGGTACAATACGCAACTCCGTAGCCTTCGCCAACTTGACACCACATATTGGCAGTCATCTCTTTGCAAAACTTTGCATATGTCATGCCCTTTAGACAATTCTCTGCTCCAGCTTCTGCATAATTCTTTGCACATTCAAATGCTAATTTCTTGTTTGTGAATACTCCTTGTATCCCATCTTCACTTCCGTTTACGACAATTAATTTACTCATTGTAGTTGAATTTAAATGATTTGTAGGAGATAACGTGCTGACTCTCAGCGTGTTAAGTGATTTCTCTATGATATTTAACTCTCCCATGCTGTAAATATACAAAATCTTATCTTAATATTACTATAACTTGTCAATAAAATTATTATAACTATTGTCTATTGTCTATCATTCTCTTCTAACTCCTTTAAACAAACTCTATAATAGTT